CGTGGGCGCGTCCTTTCATGCGGCGTGCATGGACCCGTCGGCCCCTGCTCATTATAGTGTTCCCGCTCCAGCTTGCATTCACGTCCGCGTTGGTTTTGTGGGATTCCATAAAAGACGTGACAGCCCAATTCAAGGAGCTTTGGTAGTGCTAAAGATGGAGCCGGCATGGCTGTGAATTTTGAATGGTTGGAGACCCGGGCACTGAGCAGCCAGCTTGACAGCTGGTCGAGCTTGTTCCCGGACTACCGCGACAGCCGGTTTCGGCGGGTCACGGCATGCTGGCGATGCATGACCATCATTGCCGACTCAGTCGCCCAGCTTCCGTTGCACGTGGTGCAGTATGACGACCAGGGCAAGCGCGCCGGTGTCGACCGCAACCATGTCGCGGCCCGGGCCCTTGCCCGGCCGATGCGCATGACGAGCTTTCACTTCATGCGCTCGATGGGGCTTGCGCTCGCGGGGTACGGGAACGCTTTCGCCGAGATTGTGCAGAGCCCCAACGGTCGGGTGTCGCTTCGGTTCATTCATCCGGCGTATGTGCATCGGGAATTCGAGGACCACCTCCCGGCCGTCTACCGCGTCCATAGCCCGGTGCTGGACGAAGAGATGCGGCCGAGTCGCGAGATTCCGGCGATGCGCATGATTCACGTTGTCGGCTACTCGTTCGATGGCGGGTGGGGCGTGTCGCCGATTGAGGCTTTTCGGGCGCAAGCAGACTATGACCGAGCGCTCACGAGCTTCGCGCGCGACCTGTATGAGAACGGGTCGCGGATGTCTGGCATCATCGAGGTTCCCGGTCGACTGGACCCAGAGGTGCAAACCCGGCTGCGGGAGCAATTCAGCAAGCGGCATGCTCGAGGTGGAACGGATGCCGGTAAGGTCGGCGTGCTCGCCGGCGGCATGAAGTTCACCCAAGCGCCTCCCATGTCGGCGACGGACGCGGACTACGTGAACGCAAAGCGGCTCTCGGTCGCGGAGATTGCGATGGTCTGGGGCGTGCCGCCGCATATGCTCGGCTTTCTTGAAAACGCGACGTTGAACAACGTCGACGCCATGAACCGAGATTTGTATCTCAAGCAAACACTGCTGCCGTACGTGAGAGCGTTCGAAGCAGAGTTCAGCCGCAAGCTGCTGGCCACCAGCCCGAGCCGAGAGTTCGAGGCGGATTTGACCCGGTACCTTCGGGGTTCGCCGAAAGAAATGGCCGAGGCGCTTCAAATCCGGGTCAACGGCGGCTGGTGGTCTCGGAACGAGGCCCGGGAAGCTGAGGGCAAAGAGCCCGGCGGGGACGAGCTCGATGAGTATCTGGTGCCGTCCGGGGTGACGATTGCTGGCGCCGAGCCGGCGGCCCCGGCCCAAGCGCCGGCAACCCCGGTTGAGGCGCCGGGCGACGGTGACGAAGCCGGTGGCGGCGAAGAAGAGGACGAGGACGAGGACGAAGAGCGGGCGTTCTCGGTGGTCAATCTGCGGCCCGACGGGTCTGCGGGGAGGGTCATGGCGTGAGCACGAGGACGATTCGAGTCGAGGTTCCGGCGGCCTGGACGGACGAGGAAGTGGCCCAGCGCCTCGGTCGGCTGCGGTGGCCGGAGCTGACGGCCGACCAGGCCGCCAAGCGAGCCGAGCGGGTGGAGCTCGAGAGCCGGGAGTTGGACCGGCTGGTCCGGGCGGTGGAGAAAATCGAGGAGACGCTCGGGCTGCTCGAAGCGACCGCCGCGCGAAAAGAAGCCGTCAAAGCTGTCGCGGAAGCCCTAAACCAGGTCGACAGCCGGGTGTCGCATCTTGCTGCGGAGCTCGCCGAGGAAACGCAAAATCGGCAATTTGAGGTTGCGCATGTCGAGCGAACTGCGTCCGAAAGATGCGAGTCTTTGGAGCAAAAGCAACAAGACTGGCAAACCCGAATCCAGGGCTCTGTTGGCTATACAAAGGGAGAATTGACCCGTTGCAGGTTTCGGCTTGTTGCATTAGAGGAAGCGTGTGGACTTCGAGCTTCGGACGCACCTGGAGCCGCTCCAGGTCAGCAAGCGGGACAGTGAATCCGGGCCTCAGCACGTCGTGGAAGGCTACGCGGCCCGCTTCGGCGTCTTGAGCCGAGACCTTGGCGGCTGGAGGGAGAAGATTCAGCGAGGCGCTTTCGCCGACGCCCTGAAGCGCTCCGACATGGATGTCGTGGCCCTGTTCAACCATGACCAAAACCAGGTCCTCGGGCGCACGAGCTCGGGCACTTTGACTGTTCGCGAGGACTCGCGAGGTCTCTTCTATCGCGTCACGCTTCCCGACACGGGCTTCGCCCGCGACCTGGTCGAGTCAATGGCTCGCGGGGATATCCACCAAAGCAGTTTCGCTTTCACCGTCCCGCCGGATGGCTCGGAATGGAAGTTTGACGTAGAAGACAAAGAGCGAGGGACGTATGACTTGCGAATTGTCAAACGTGTTGCCGAAATCTTTGACGTCTCCCCTGTCACGACTCCAGCCTACCCTGACGCGACGTCGGGGTTAATGCGGTCTTTTGATCTTGCGGGCGCCGCCATCGAAGAGCGGCGTGCTGCCCGTCGAGAATTTGCCCGTGCGGCCCGGGAGCGGGTCGACGCAATCATGAGGAAAAGAGGAATCAAGTAATGCCGAACGCACTGAACGAGGCGGCCCCGCTCCTGGAAAAGAAGGGGCGGCTCGCCTATCAAATCCAAGACCTGTCGAAGCGACACGCCGCGACCAATGACGAGAGCTGGACCTCGGAAGACCTGGCGCAGCTCGATAAGCTGAACAAGGAGCTCGAGGAAACCCAGCGGATGCTTGATAGCATGGCTGACGAGCGCGACAACGAGCGCGACGACGCCGAGCGCCGCACTGCGATTGAGAGCAACACCGGCGTCACCAAGCTCGAGCAGGTGCGCTCCTACGAGCTGTGGAAAGACGCCTTCCGCGGCTACTTGCTGAACGGTCCCCAGGGCATGACCGAGCGCCAGCGCGAGGCCTATCGGGAGTACAAGAAGATCGCGAAGCGCATGGAGAAGCGCGACCAGAACGTCGGCACCGACGCGGATGGCGGCTTTACCACCCACACCCAGTTCATTGCTGACCTGATTTCGCGACTCGAGGCGTACATCGGGGTGAGCCGCATCGCCCGCATCTATCGGACCGACCGAGGAACGGACCTTTACATCCCGACGGATGGCCCGGACCTCGGCGAGATGGTGGATGAGGCAGGTGCGGTCACCGCCGACACGGGCGCCGACATCGAGTTCGGTCAGATCACCTTGAAGGCTTTCAAGGCCTCCTCGAAGATGGTTCGAGTCAGCACCGAGCTTCTCGAGGACACCGAGATTGACCTGGTCGGCGAGATTCAGCGGCGACTGGCAGAGCGAATCGGACGCACGCTTGAGGAGAAATTCACGAACGGATTGGGGCATACTCACTCGACGCCCGAGCCGCTGGGCTTTGCCGCTGCGGCCCGGTCGGCCAAGGCGGTGACCATCTCGGGCGGCCGGTACGACCCGAGTTACGAAGACTACATCGACCTTTACCACGCGCTCGACCCGGCCTATCGGATGTCGCCGTCGTGCGCGTTCTTCATGCACGACACACTGATTGCCAGGTTGCGCGTGCTCGACACCGGGACCACCGACACCAACGCCGTGTGGCAGCCCTCGATGCAGTTGGGCGAGCCTGACCGCTTGCTCGGGAAGCCGCTCTACAGCGCGCAGAACATGCTTGCTTACACGGACACGTATTCCGACGGAGACCCGATTGCGTGCTTCGGCGACTTTTCGCGGTACGGTATCCGGTACGTGCGCGGCATGCGGCTGCGGAGGACCGACGACCTTTACCTTGCCAATGACCAGGTTGGGTTCGTTGGGTTCATGAGAGCGGACGGGCAGCCGCTTTTCGCGGTGGGCGAGTCGACGTCCGGCGGCTCGGAGACCTCGCCCATCCTCGCCCTGACCTCGGACGACGGAGCCTGATATGGCAGCGGTAAGCATCACCAACACCGACGTGGTTCTGGCGAGCGGCTCGACGTCGCAGGGGACGGCCGGCGAAGCGATTTCAGCGGGCCATTGGGTCGCCTTCGATACCGACGACGGGCTGCTCTACAAGGCCGAGAATTCCGACGATACCCGCTCGGCTGTCGTGGGAATTGCGGTTTCCGAGGCTGTGGCGGCCGACCAGCCCCTGGTCTACGCAACGCCGGGGTCGCGGGTCGACGTTGGCTCGGTCGGCGCCGCGGGCGACGTGCTCTATCTGGGCGACGATGGTGTGGCGGACGACGATTTCTCGACGATTTCGTCGACGGACCAGGTCGTCATTTGCGGCATCATGGTCGACGCCGACACTGTGCACGTTACGGCGGTTGCTCCGGGCATTGCCAAGGCGTAAGACGTAGGCGATGCGGCTCCGCCCGACAGGAACGGCCCGGACAACCGGGTTCGATTGGCTCCCTTTGGACGAGGTGAAGCGCTTTCTGCGCATCACTTGGGAGTCCGAAGATGGCTTGTTGAGCTCGCTGCTGGAAAGCAGCGCTGGCCACTGTCGGGCGGTGCTGAATCGTCCCATTTTGTCGGAGGTCTGGACCTATACGTTCGGCCCGGCTGCGGTGGCGCCGACGGTCCTGGTTGTGCCGCACGTTGAGCCGGGGTCAACTGTGACGTCGGTCGACGTGTCCGTCGGCGGCGCGACTGCGGTCGCGCAAGCCTACAAGTCCGAGCCTTTCTATGATTTCGACTTGGGCGAGCTCGAGCTCGAGCTCGAGGACGTGCCGAGCATCGACGACGACAATCGGGGCGTGTGGGAGGTGGTGGTCTCGCAGTCGCGGGACGAGTCGCTTGAACAGCGGGTCAGGGATGCGAGGCTGCTCGTTGTCCAGGGCATGCACGAGGGCAACCTTGACCAGGCTCTCGATGCGGCTGAGATGATTTTGCGACCTTACGCGAGGCTTGCGGCATGAAGGGCCCGGGCTACTTCCGCCACCGCATGACCTGGGAGCGGTTCGCCGTGGGCCAAGGGTTCGCGGGCGGCGAAGAGCTCGACCCTTACCCGATGGCTGAGGTCTGGGCCCGTGTTGAGCCCCAGAGCGCCGACCGCGTCGAGGCTGGCCCGGGCATTCAGGCAGAGGTCATGCATCGCGTGACGATGCGCTCGATTGCGGGCATGCGGCCCCAGACCGGGGACCGGCTGGTCTGGGGTGACCGCGTCCTTGACGTGCTCGGCGCCATCGACCAAGACGAGCGGGGCCGAATGGTGCAGCTTGATTGCCGGGAGGTTGTCCATGGCTGACGAGGTGGTTGTGACGGGGGTCGACGAGCTCGCCAAGCGCTTCGACAAGCTGAACGCCAAGGCGTCAGCTAGTGCGTTGTCTAAGGTGCTCAGCAAGGCGGCGACGCCGATTGCCAAGACGGCGCGGAAGCTGGCTCCGTTCGACCCGAGCCCGGACGAGGTCCCGCACAT